GCGTTAAATTTTGTGCTACAGGTCCCTCGGAAGCGTGGAATGCGTAAGGTGCCACTTCGGATCCAGTAGCACCGCTAACTTGAAGAGTAGCATTACTACCAGCATAGCCTCCTACGAGAAGAGCACTTGCTCCAAAATCATAAACCATTACCTTAGAAGCTAAGGTTGGATCTCCTCCAAGTTTAGCTTTGAAAGTAGTTACAGGATCACCAGCGGCAGTAGTTACAGTTTTATCTAGCTGAGTTACGCCTGCCTCATCCTTAACTACAATTTTATACTCAACTGCTCCTCCTGAAACAATAACGGCAGGACATCCACCTATTGCCATTTTAGCAGAAGCATCAAGGCCACTTGAGGCACCACATCTCACAAAGTAGAGTGAGTTAGTTGCTTCAAGTATTTCAAGAGCACCTTCTAAGCCCTGGCCGAGGATATCCTCGTCGGGCTCACCGAAGGTTGCTACGAGTCTCTCACCATTGGTAATTAAAGTAGGCTTATCGACTGGGCCTTTAGATGCGAAACCTACAATACCCACGACGCTAGGGTTAATAGCGGCAGGGTAGTCACTAGTGTCCTTCTCAAGAACATATACTCCGGGGCTTACATAGTTTGCCATATCTTATCTCCTCAGACTGATTTTATTTTTAAAAGTTTTCTTTTACTCATGATAGTACACTGTCTAGATACGGCACTAGAAGGAACGACCAGAGTTTCTTTAGGCTTTATAAAGATGGCCTTGATCCCCTCAGGGAAATCTAGGAACAACTGAAAAGCCTGTAGAGAAGTGTTTGTGATTGATTTCATGTTTTTCTCCTATCTTAGTTAGGGGTTGTAGACCCTATATTTTAACTATTTATATCCAAAAATCAGAATTTATCTTGGTGATCTTACCTGTATGAGTCAGAAGGAACCTAGGACTAGACAAATAACCTTGAACTTCTATGGTAAAATTCTTTCTTATAATCCTGTCTTCCTTGTCTCCAACATCTGTCTTAGAAACATCCTCTTCCGATTTTAAAAAGGCTTTGAGGATATGTGTACCTGCTATGTCTAGGTTTTTATGAGGGTTGAACCTCATCCTTAAGGTTGCTGAAAGTTGATCCAAATGTGATAGGTATTTTGCCCATACACTAAAGGTATACTCTATCCTTACGGGAAGGTCTGGGTAAGACAATACTCTGAGAGCCCTCTGGCTCTCGTCATCCCACACAGAAGACTTCTGTAAGACGCTCCAGGACCTTCTCTTCTCAGGATCCTCACTTACTGCCGATTGAAACACTGTAGAATATGGGAGCACTAAGTTATTCTCTTGAAACAACTTAGCTATGTTTCTTTCCTGCCTGCCGTGATGTAATTTTACTTCCTTGTAATCTCCCTGATCATCCACATAAGAAAGACGCAGGCCAGATAGCAACGCTCTAAGAACCTCTTTGTAGTAAGTCGGAGATACTTTAAGATCTTCCGACATGTTTATTATTCTATCCTCAAAATAAGCTCTACCGTAAAACTCAGGGTCAGAAGCAGTAGCCTGAGCAGAGGTGCTTGAGTTGTAGACATATTCATTAAAGTTATTCAAGATCTAAGTACCCCCCAGGCTCATCAGCCACATCAGATACCTCTTGGTTAAGAGTCTCTTCATCATCACGGAGAAGTTTGGCGGTACAAACTATATGATATACGCCATACATTTCAAAGCTGTCTTCCTGAACCTCTGTAACTTCATACTTTTGGTTCTGGAACTGGGGCTTTATTTGATCTCCTGGAATAGGAGTTCTTCCTAAAGTATCCTCTATATACGACTTGTTGAATATGAAGGACTGATCATTTGTTAGCTCTATACCAAAGTTTGAAAGGACCTCTTCTACGACAGAAGGTTCATAGTACCCATGTACTGTCAGAGGTTCAGAAGCCACTGGCTTTCTTGAAGACTCTAGATACACATCATCGAAAGTCTCATTTACGAACTGTTTAAAATAATGTAGAGGTGATCCTGATATCCTGATCACCTCATCGTCCACCAAATTGAATAGGTTTACATCAGGATTCTCTGGGTCATAGAAAGATAAAGGAGTAGCGCCCTCCACTTTAGGGAGGTTAGGCATCTTTCTATTTACTTTAAATCGTCTAGCCATCAGCCTGTAGTAAACATGGGAGGTTCTTCAACCTCATTCATTAGCTCATCCTTCAGAGCTTTCTTCATCTCATTAGCCTGAGCCAATAAAGAATCACCGTTCAGTTGAGTGCCCCCACCTGGACCAGGAACTACTCTAAACTTACCTCTTACCTGACCTAGGAGAGCCATGGCACAAGCCGTAGCATACTTTTGTATCCAGTTCTTCATTTTTGGAGTCATGGTCAGAGAGTTAATAGCTCTGAACTCAAGTATGGCTACATCACTGACGGCTGGTTTAGGGTACAACTGTAAGTATTGTCCATCAATAATGTCCCATCCACCTTCTTGGCTTAGAACTCTTCTGGTAGTTTCTAGTGTGGACTGTAGGAGATAGTAATCACCTATGGTAAAACTATCGAACAGATAGTTATCTTGGAAATACTTAATGAAGAAGTCGAACTCAAGTGTCCCTGCCTGAGATTGTATACTGAGAAGGGTTTTTTTGAATGTGACATAGGTTAGGTTCCTCAGTATGTAAGATGGTATCTGATACAAGTTGTAGCCACCAGTGGTCTGGAAGGCTGCGAACTGTCTTGTAAAGTGAGGAGCATGGTAGTCTAGTTCTGTAATGGATTCATCAATACAGATCTTTAATTGATGATCATTAAGCTCTACCCTAGTCACAGGGTGACCAAGACTTGCTAGAACATAATCTCTAACCTCTTCCTCGAAGTTTGTAAACTCAATGACATCTGATTGCTTAGACTTGTTAAGGTTATCTAGATCAATCTCCTGTACATCTGGAGAAGTATGATCATTTATATTATCGCTGGCTACATTGGAAAAGCTGTTGCCATAGCCAGTTACCTTAGGTCTTATTATTGTTGCCATCTTTTACTACCTTGTTTGTGTTTTTTTTAGTAGCCCTAGGTTTATACTGTTTCTTCGGTGTGTTACTTTTTTCTACAATTTTCTTTAGAACGCTGTAGTTTAACTCGCTATTTACCTCGATGACCTGATTAGGTCTTATCGTTGTAAGATTCTCTCCTATCATCAGCAGCACAGGGAACCTAGAGATACACCTATACTTGTACTTCATATTTATATATAGCTAATCAAATAAAAAAACCGCTCACTCCCCAGGATTTGAGGAGTGAGCGGCATTAGCCTAAGCTACTTATCAGCCACCGTATACTCGGTGATCGAAAGCACCAGCAGTGAGGCTCTCAGTGCCAACCATGCGGATGACTCTGTAGAATCTCTGAGCAGGAGCAATGGCTACCTTACCATAGCGAGTAAGGATACCCTTTCTGGGCTGGAAGCTCTCAGGGTCAGTGATGGTGGGTAGAGCCTGGAAGGGGATGTATGGAGCATACACGAAGCCACCGTCCATTGGGCTGGAACCCTTGTAACCCATGAGAAGCTCACCCTCTGGATAGAGAGGATCGACAAAGAGATCGTAACGACCCATGAACTTACCACGGAACTGAATAGTGCCAGGACCGAAGTTAGTTGGGGCGTCAGTGGACTCAATACCGCCAGTTAGGCGAGCAGCAGTCTCAAGAAGAGTTGCCATAATGGGAGCGCAGATAATCCAGTTACCAGCACCACGCTGAGTAGACTTGTAGATATCCTGTGAAGCGAAGTTGATTGTAGCAAGCAAGTTCGCGTACTTGTCGCCAATGTGGCGAGGAGCAAAAGTAGAGAAAGCGCCGTCGTTGAAGTCGAACAAGATAGTGTTCTTAGCTGCGACATAGCTACCAGGGATACCAGTGATGCCAGAGGTGGTACCGTCACCTTTGTTGGTGAATAAGAACTCGCCAAACTTCTGATCAGAAGCGGCGGCTGGGCCAGCGAAGTCACCAAGAGCGCCTTGGTTGCTGTCCTGATCGAGCATTTGTCTTCTGAAAAGATCACCAGCCCCACCAGAAATGTCGTAAGCAAGACCACGAAGGTTCTCGATAAGCTCACGGTCAACCTCT